AGGGAGGCTTGAGAATAAACAAGTTCGATTTAAGCATGCCGATTGGAACACCGCCTTTGTAGATGAGGCTGCTGCCTTTCCGTCACAGCTGGTACACGACGACCTATTAGATGCACTGAGCTACATTGATCAGCTTGCGATAGTTCCTTATGACTTCGGTGGGGAACAAGAAGACGATTACGAAATGATGGACGCCATAGCAGGATACTGACATGAATGATAACGCTCCTTTTAAAGTATTTAGCCCTATGCCTTTCTTTGAAGGGGATAACGCAAAGGCAATGGCAGGGTTGGTCGCTGATCTAACACCAGTAGTAGGGGAAGCTAAATCAGCAGTAGAAACAGCCGAAGCCCTATACAGGGGTGACTACAGCGAAGCTGCGCTGTCCGCGATAGGGATATTGCCCGTTATTGGCCCTAAAGCAAAGGCCGTAGCTAAGATGGTTAAAGCAGGTAAGGGAGGAGGCAAGACAGTAGATAAAGCATTGGACGTAGCTCCTGTATCCCTATACAAGGAAGCAGACACCAAGAAGCTAATCTCTGACTTCAATAACGACAAACTACCGCCCGGTCTAGTAAAAGGCATGGAGGAGTCTGGGTTTGACATGGTTAACTATCCTAAGGATTCTATGAAAGAACTTGTTGATATACTCAAGAACTCTCCTGAGGATCTAGCAGATGCTGATCAATTCTCACGAAAAGTCTTATATCATGTAGGACGTAACTACGGAGTTAAGTAGATGCAGTTTCCGGATATTGAAGTGATAGGGGCCCCTTGGTGTGGCTCCTGCAAAGCCATACGGAAGAAGCTGACTGCCTTAGACCTACCGTACAGACTCCAGCTGATAGCCGCTGGCCCGAAAGGATGGGAGTACGTAGAAGAGCGTACTGGAGTCAGAGCAATACCAGCAGTCTTCATCAACAAGCAGCTTACTTGCTTAAAGGAATTCGTACGATACATTGATTCGCTTGGTCTTTCTGAACGCGAACTAACCGAAGAAGAACTGGATGATATAGATGAGTGACGCTATAGCAGGCTATTGACTTTACGTCAAGTCCTATGTTATAATCACGTATAGACTACGGAGTTTTTATGGAAGACATCTTTGGAGACAAAGGCTTAAGTTTTGATCAATCCATCGAAGAATGGGTTATCGGCAAATGCCAAGAATGGGAAGAGCATTACGAAGCTAATTATGAAGAGAAGCACAAAGAATACATGCGTCTCTACCGTAATCAGTGGTCCTCTGAGGATAAGAGCCGTGAGTCTGAACGGTCTAAGTTAATTGCCCCTGCACTAGCACAAGCTGTTGAGTCTAACGTGGCAGAGGTAGAAGAAGCTACTTTTGGCCGAGGTAAGCTGTTTGGTATAAAAGATAACCTTGGTGACGAAGACAGTAAAGACGTACGTTATCTAGGGCGTAAGCTGCACGAAGACTTTGCACTGGCACGAGTACGTTCTGCTGTAGCAGAGGTTTTAGTAAACGCTGCTGTGTACGGTACAGGCATCGGTGAGGTTATCCTCGAGGAGCACAAAACGTACACTCCCGGCAGCCGTCCCATTATGGATGGCGATATGCAAGAGATTGGCGTAACGGAATCATACCGTCCCCTCGTAAAGATCAACCCTATTCAGCCTAGAAACTTTCTTATTGACCCTAACGCTACGTGTATTGACGAAGCTATGGGCTGTGCCATCGATGAGTTTGTAAGTGAGCACATTGTACAAGAGCTACAGGAAGCGGGCGTATACCGTGATGACGTACATGTAACAGGAGCAGCAGCTGATGAATCAATCGAAGCGGACCCTGAACTTACCCATACACCCACAGGGCGTGTACGCCTCACCAAGTACTACGGGAAAGTTCCACGCGACTTGCTCATTGAGTCGGGTGTGGACGAGGAAGACATCACCGAACCCGGCCACTACGTCGAAGCAATTATCGTCATCGCTAACGAAGGGACGCTGCTGAAGGCTATCCCTAACCCTTACATGTGTCAGGACCGTCCAGTAGTGGCGTTCCAGTGGGACATCGTGCCTTCAACTTTCTGGGGCCGTGGCGTATGCGAGAAGGGCTACATGTCGCAGAAGGCTCTCGACGCAGAGCTACGCGCACGTATTGACGCGCTAGCCCTAACGACCCACCCAATGATGGCAGTGGACGCTACACGTATCCCACGCGGTCACAAGATGGAGATCCGTCCCGGTCGTATGCTCCTCACCAATGGCGCACCCGGTGAGTCTATCATGCCATTCAACTTCGGCCAGCTTAACGCTGTAACCTTTCAGCAGGGTGCAGCTCTACAGCAGATGGTGTCTCAGGCAACTGGTGCAGCTGACGGCTCAATGGCACAGGTACAGAATGACGTAACTGCTGCTGGTATGTCTATGTCGCAGGGTGCTCTTATTAAGCGCCAGAAGCGTACGCTCGTGAACTTCCAAGAGAACTTCTTGATCCCGTTCATACGTAAAGCTGCGTTCCGCTACATGCAATTTGATCCAGAGAACTACCCAGTTAAAGACTACACCTTCACGCCCTATAGCTCACTAGGCGCTATGGCTCGTGAGTACGAAGTGAATCAGCTAACTCAAATGCTACAGATGCTACCACCTGACAGCCCTGCACACACAGCTGTCGTCAAGGCAATTATTGACCACCTTAACATTACCAACCGTGGTGAGATTATGGACGCTATCGATGCGGCCAGCCAGCCTAACCCAGAGCAGCAAAGGGCAGCGATGGAAGCACAGCAAAAGCAAGAGCAGATTCAGTTGGCTATTGCGCAAGGGCAAGTACAGCTCCTAAATGCACAAGCTGCTGAGAGCCAGTCACGTGCTCAGAAGTATGCGACTGAGACTAAGCTAATGCCTGAGGAACTAACCTTTAAGTATGCTGAAGACATGGAAGAAAAAGAGTTCCAACGTAAGAAGCAGATGTCTGAACTGCTGCTGAAAGAGCAAGAGCTCCAAGGTATGCAAGACCGACGTATGGAAGAGACTAAGGCTAAGGCCGAAGCTGAGCTAGTTAAGCAACTAACGTCTGCTGACCAACGCTCTTCACAAACTCCTCAAAATCCTACGGAGGAAATGAATCGTGGCCAGTAAAGGCTTATACGCTAACATACACGCTAAACGAAAGCGCGGAGAGAAAATGCGTAAGGCAGGGGACGCAGGTGCCCCCACTGCTAAAGACTTTAAGAACGCAGCCAAGACAGCCAAAAAAAGGAAGAAAAGATGAAAACATGTGCAGGATGTAAAACACCCGCTAAGTGTAAGAAAGCAGGAACTTGTATGGGTAAAGTAAAGTCAAAAGCTAAACCAAAAGCAAAGCGAAAGGCTCCTAAGCGTGGCTACTAAAAAGCCAGCTAAAGGCAAGGCTAAGGTAAAAATTACAGCTAGCGGTAAAAAAGTTAGCTACGGTCAAGCAGGCGCTGCTAAAGGCGGCGGCCCTAGAGTCAAGCCCGGTACCAGTAAAGGAGATAGCTACTGTGCTCGCTCGCTTGGTATTAAGAAAAGATTACCTAAAGATAAAGCCAATGACCCCAATACCCCCAACAACCTTAGTAGGAAACGCTGGAAATGTAAAGGGGCTAAGAGCACAAAGTAATTGACCTAGTACTTGACACATGTTATAATCAGGTATATAAGAAGCATTAACAGTAATGGGCCTCAAGGAGATAACCCAATGATAGATCAACGTAAGTTCGATGAGTTAGTAGACAATACCACAAGGTATCTAACTGACATCCTCAAGAGACTGGCAAAGTTAGAAGAGCAATTAGCAGAGCTAAAGAAGCCAGCAAAGCGAGGTACAAAAAGTGGTGAGTGATCAAGAATACTTCGAGCACTGCCGTACTTTGTTCATGACGAAAGGATGGGATCTATTTCAAGAAGAGATTAAGCTAGGTATCGAAGCCATTAAGGTGGATGGTATTAACTCTAGCGAAGAGTTTTGGAGAGCCAAAGGACGGCTTGAGGCGCTCGCTCAAATACATGGGTGGGAAGCATTTGTAAAGGCGGCAGAGGAGCAGTATGATGCGTCAGATTCTTGATGTACGCTGCGGCTCTTGCGGTCACATAGACGAAGTGTTTGGACGAAGGGAGTCCGCATTCCGGTGCACGGTATGTTCTTCTGAGTCCAAGCGCATCATCAGCCCAGTGAAGTGTCAGCTTGAGGGTGTGTCTGGGGATTTCCCCGGCG